GGGTGAAGCAGGCCGGTGCACTGTCTACGTATTGCCGCTGACGGTTGGAAGATCAGCGTCGCTACGTACCTTTGCTTCTTTATGGGAAGCACCTCTACCATATCTGGGGGCTCTTTGCCCGTCAGACTTGGATGCGGTGGAGCCTGAGGACCTCTCTCGAGGCGATCAAGGCTTTTAAGCATCAGCCCATAGGAGTCATAGGACTCGTCAGGGATCGGAACTGTGACGATACTTTTAAACAAGTAACCGTCCCATCCGCGAGACGCTCGTTGGGGAGTAACTTCGTCAAAGTAACCGACGAAGGCTCCATCTCCGAGGCCGTCAACGATAGAAGGCCTACGCCAGCTTGCGGGTGAATAAGTCCGCAGCCATGAACAGACCTCCAAAAGCTTTCTCTTTCTCTCAGGAGACAACCAGTCAGAGCGGTCAGCAAACCGCCATAACTGATTGTGAATCTTGAAAAGATCGATGAGCTTCTTTGGAGCTTGTTTGACGTAGAAAGGGGTGATGTCGTAGCCGCGAAAGTAGTGTTTACCACAACTTTCACGAAAATCCCCCGTCCAGTAGCTCTTTTTCTCATTCGGCGTGAAGCCGAGATACTCAAGGAGGCCACAAAACGCGGGAGCCATTGTGCTGGGGACAATAATATCGTCCCCATACACGCAGATACGACCCACCTCTTCTCCATGAAGGTGAGCATACGCGAAAGCTAAAGAGCTAAACAACAGGCTCTCCAACTCGAACGTATACCCATTCCCCATAGAGGAGTACTTCTGGTAAAATATTTTCTCACCAGAAGGAAGAACTCCAAAAGGACTCCGGCACTGCCCTAGTGCCTCGAGCCAGTCGGGACGAACTAAAAGCTCAACTACGCTTCGCGAGATAGTATCACTCGCCATGCTTAGGTCGATCGTAGCAAGAGAACCAGTGAATGACCCCACGTGGGCCATCCGCTGGTTTCTGGTTTGATCGTCCAAGTTGACTCCGATTCCTCGAAGTTTGCTACGGATCACCGCACCGATACCTAACTGAATATGGATATTCATGTCAGGCTCGATGGCGATAGTCCGGTCCGTCTTGTAGTTCTTCGGAACAGTGACTACGCGGTTTCCGTCTACGATTTTCACGTAGCCGAATCCCTCTGCCGGATCTACGGGCCCGATACTCTGGGCCCAACCCGGTGTCCACTCGATTAGAGTGTTCGCGAGGACCGCGTTACCGATTGTTGAGTGCGGCGTACCGCTATACTTGTGCGCAGCATCCGACTCTCGTCGGGTCAGTCTGGTAGTAGCACCTTTGCTCCACCTAAAACCTCTTGCTGCTTGGTCCCAATCGAACTTACCTAGAACCCGTGAGACTATTTTACGCGCGAGATTTATTTCTCGGGCGTATGGAGAGTTTCTCCAATCTCTCGCGAGCTTTTGGTTCGTTTCGAAACAGGACGCTTCCGCCTTGTGGAAGCGGTTCCACGTCTCCGTAACTTTTTGACTTGACGACTTGCCGTCGTCAAGTTTAGAAAGCCACTCGCTGCCAAAATAAGGTAGAGCAAATAACTCCACTTCATTTGTCAGTCCGTGATCGGAAACGAGCAAACCGCTCCCTCCAGGCCGTCCGAAATCACTTCCTTCGCAGGTTGTGAGATCGAGGGCTTGGAAGATTCGCTCGTGGATACGAGCGAGGGGCGGAGCACAAACAACGAGAGCAGCCCCAGAAGAGCCGCGACGGAAACCAGCCATAGGAAGATCCTCATAGCTAAGAGCCCCAAAGGGGCCTCAGAGAGCGATTGAGCTAACGATGCCGTAGGCATCACGTGTACTCCTGCGAGCGCTCTTCGGAATTAACCGAAGAACGGTTCGATGTTGTACAACGTGGGCTTCAGGGTCGCATTGCTCAGGCTGTTGATGACATAAGCCACAACATCCTTTCGTTCCTGATCCGTCGAGTCTTGTGCGTAGTTCAGGCGAACCTGAGCAGAACTGACACGGACTCGCGTTGCCACACCATTAACGGTAGCCATGACCGGGAAAAGATACCCGAGCAGGACACTGTGCGCACCGGTAGTCGACTTGGCCATGCGGACTTCATGATCCAAACGGGAATAACCCGCCGGGATCCCGCTGACCTTGTCGAAGAACTGTGCTTTACCGCCGTCAACAGACTGCGGGGTGAAGGTGTGGTTAACAGGAGTGCTTGCACCATCAGCGATGGTGAGCGCGGTCATACTAGGCATAAATGTGCCTTACCTCGGTTTATGAAACAGTGGGATTACTTTTTGAGTGCACCTAGCAAAGCTAGGGCATTCAAGACGTGTTGCTTACTGTTGAACGGATCCTTGACACTCGGTAGTGTCGCAAATGGAACGCTCAACCCAGCAGTGCGGTCAAGACGTGTCTTCCGGAAATAACTATCCCAGTTGACCGTCTGATCCACACCCTCTGGTTTCCTACCGTTGTACTTCACACGTACCTTAGTAAGGCACGACATGGAGTAGCCTTTCACTTCAACACCGGCTAGTGCATCAAATTGGGAGAAATAATCGCCCAATGGATACGCCCAGTCGATGACGAAGCTGAAGGGAAGTAACTCCCAAGCAAGGCTGGCAGGGTTAGTAAGCCCCAGGGACGCCGCCGTTTTAAGGGCATTGTTACCTGGTACAACGTCCAAGCGAGCCATAGCCCCGTAGAACACTTCGCCACTAGCAAGAGCAGTGCTCGAGCCAGTACCGCGGAGTCTACCTAGGTTATACTTTTCTTGGACTCGCGACTTATAGGTGTTTATCCATACACCATTGTGTGCCTTATCAAGGGCATCACAGGCACCAAAGATATCTTGGGCCAATGGTCGCACACCGTAGTTGAACTGCAATACAGCACGGCTAAGCTCTTTAGAGTCGTGATCCACACTCGGGATTAATGACATCATGCGATCAAACGCACGTTGCCCCCGAGCGTGGCGAACATCTTGATAGAGCCGCCAAACTTGCCGTAAAGCACCACCTACGAGCTGCGCAGTCTGCTCTCGCTCTGCAAATGCTTGGGCCGCGTTGAAGGACTGATCCTTCACCTTGAGCCGCACATTCTGTAGCGCCCGATTAGCCAGCTGCGCAGGAAACACACTAGGGATGCCAAGTTCTTGGCAATCCACCCCGAACATCGACACTGGATTCTCGATCGGCAAGTAGCCGTCTTGTCTCCAGCCAGAAGGTTCGACGATGGAGCCCCTAGCGTGTTGCCACGATCCTTCTTCCATACTATAGCTAGTCGGCGGAAGCCAACCGGCGGGACGATGGGTTCTCACAGAGGTATCGCCGCGGTACGCGTGCTTGGCATTCGCGTTATTGAGAGACAGGTTCTGACTCCCAAGGTAACCAGAATAACCAAGGCCCCGTATACTTACGTCGTAATCTCTGCGTCCCATTTCTCGTCACCTGGATAATAGTATGCCTCTAATTACAGGGTGATTAGGCCTGTTCTCTACGCTTAGTCTAGCTCCTCATCGCTAAAAGCTTTGAAGGTTTGACTAAGCATGCCCTCATAGTGCTTATCCAATACGGCCTGCTGGCCGCTAGATAAGTATTTGGGGACAAGGTAGAGGAGTCCGAAATCATCAACTACGGGTTCAACCGTAGGAGGGAGATCTGCGAACAAAGCAGTGACACGCGAAGTGAGGTCATCGCGCATCTCGCCACTCAACCGTTCATTCGCCTTTTGCTCTTCAGAGAGCCCAAGGACGAGGATCGGGTACAAGTACTGCAGATGCCGATTTATATCGACTTCACGTTTTGTGCGTGTCATACTCTTGCCTCATAGAGGAGCTGAAGGATAAGCAAACCAACCCGTCGATTTAGACGGACAGGCCACGGCATCGCTTTTTAGCCGTGCGGAGCATGTCTTTAGGGACCCCATAAGGGTCTCATGGACACAGTCCTGATAGAGCAGGTATTCATT